AACATAGGTTATATGTATATAAGGAGTTTGGTAGTACTGTGTTATCATTAACAATGCAATATGTTTACGGAGAAATGAATCAAGATATTAGAAAAGAAATAGAATCTCTGACAGCAAATATTGCAGCAGAGCATTATGAAATTACAAGAGATGTAGATAGTAATCTAAACTATCTATGGTATATGTACCACAAAGGTACTAAAGCAGGTACATTCAGACCATTTGTATTTATGGCTGAGTTACAGTTGCTTAAGAGAATGGGTTATACTAATGATAAAGAGGTACAGAGTATGATTAAGATGCTTGAGTCTGAAGATGAAGATAATATTCATCTTGTTACTCTTGCTATCAAGAACTATAGAGACCTAAGAATTCAAGAACATGGGGAGTACAGTAAAGTAAACAAGGACTATGCAAATATTGCAAAAAACTATGCTTATGAAATACTTAACCATGAAGTGTTCATGACTACAATGGCTGTTAAGTAATGGCAAATGTTATGAAAGAGTATATCATCAAGGAGATGAGACTCAAGAATAAAGATATTGCTATTATGATACCAAAGGCTGTGGAAGATTATGTCCGGGTTAAGTACAAGTGCACACCATATCTTGCTAAACAAATTTCTAAAGAATTAACAAATGACGGAAAATGATTTAACAGACTTAGGCTTTAATAAAGTGGAAGTCAAGGACTTAGAGAGTCAGAATGGATATGATTATTATTATTATACCTTTGAAGTATTTAACAATCTTACACTGATCTCAGTAGACAGTGACAGAGTAGAGAATGGTAATTGGTATGTATATAACTTAGAGTGGCCGGATCAGTTCAGAATGCATGATAAAGAACATGTCATACATTTTCTTGAAACTGTAAATCCTCATCCACATCCTCATCATGCCTAGTCATAACTTTAGCTTTTTCAGCAAGAATATTAAAGATAACTAAAGTAGCCGCTGATCTCCAGCAATCATCCATTTTTTCAGATATTATATCCAAAGGAGCAGGGGTAGTTAACACTTCTCCTGTTCTTAAATGGATTTTTGTACCCGCATCTGGATTCATTTGATTAACAAATGATATTCTAGTTATGTGAGTGACATTAAGATGCTCAATGTATGAGCCTTCTTTATCTCTGAATTCTATGGGTAGAAACATTAGACTATTTGGTTACCTTCTATTTTGTAATTGTTAACTTGTACTAAGTTAGCAGTTCTTTTTAGAATAGCAAAGCCATGGTTCCATTCATTTATTTCTAAGTACTCTGGAGTTAGTTCACACAAACAACCAAGACTATATCCACGGATAGTTGTAGACTCTCCTGGACCATATACTCTTTGTATACTAGAACTTGTTTTGTGGAAGTGATTGATAAGACAGTTGGTCTTTAATCTCATTAGAGCAGTACGGGCTGGTACGACACCTCCAGCACCAGGAATTTTATCTCCATGCTCTATAAGGAAGTCACCAAAGACAACTTTAGATCTAAATGGAATATACTGTACACCATATTCAGCTACATGTAAAAGTACATCTAGTCTAAACTCATCCATGTCTATTAGTTCTGATGCCTTAACTCTAAGGTATCTTTCAAATCTATTTTCATGGTTACCTGGAATAAGGTATATTGGAATATTGGGAAATCTTGTTCTACAGTAATCTAGGAATTGTTTACCTGCTTCAATCTCTTGTTTGAAGTGAACCATTCTTGGATCCTTCTCATGGAATGAAAGCTGATAGAAGTCTAGTAAGTCACCGTTAATGAATAGGGAATCAATTCCTTCTTCTTCCATCTTTGTAAATGCTACTTCTATAGCATCATTATCTTGGTAGGGAATGTGGACATCACCAATGATGCCAAGTGTTTTACATCCTGTTGGAAACACAAAAGTCTCACGCCTATTGGCATAAGATTCTGGTAAGAATTTTTCTTTCATAGTGTATTCTATTTTGAGTTCTTTTTGAAAAGACTTATCTTTGAGGTGCTTTCTATGTTGTGTACCTAGTTGACCACGATAATACCTAACTCTTCCGTACACTGCTTCAAATGAACTAAATGTAGGGTGATCAGCATAAATCTTTTTAGCAAGGGTTTTTGATGGTGCTTCTGGAAAATTAGCTAAGTATTCAAGAATAATTTCAGTAGCTTGTTTTCTGTTATAATTAACTCCGTTATTCATTGTCATATAATAATATACTAAAAATAATCAACATGTTTACTGTAAAACTAGTTAAACAGGATGGCAAATTAGTCTATCCTGATGATAAATCAAAATTAAATTATCATTTATTTATTGAGAAGCTTGCTGAGGGACAGCAAGTTGAAATGTTTTTAGGTCTAGCAGACACAGATCATAGTGTTGCACAGTTAGCTAAAGTACATGCATGCATTAGAGAATTAGCCAAAGAATCTGGCTATACATTTGATGAGATGAAGACTATTATTAAAAGACAGTCTGGTCTATGTTATGATGGTGGGGATGCAGAATATTGTAAATCCTTTGCAGACTGCAGTAAGGATGAATTAGCCTTAGCTATTGAAGCTTGTATAGAAATTGGAAGAGATAATTGGAATATTAATCTTGCATAGGTTCAACATAACCATCTTCACCTGGAAGAGGATGCTCAGTTGTATTAAACAAATCATTTACAACAGCTTGATTTTCAATTTCAGCAAGAAGTAAGAACATTGTTTTAAATGCAGCTTCTTGTTCAGTGTGTGGTTTATCATCAGTATCTCTATTGATGATTTTATCTACTATATCTTTAATTTTTGCCTCATCGGCATCTATTTTTAAAATATAAAGCATTACACCTTTTAACATAAGGTAAAAGTTTTTATTGAGTTTAATCTCAATAATTGCATCATCTTTTATTTCTCTTACTTTAGCCGGCATGTCATTAAATATTATTAACAAATATACATTATTATGTCAAATATATTAAACATTGATGAATATAAACAAAAAATATTTACCAAACTTGAACCTAGTGGTTGGGGTAGAGTACTTAAACCTTTTATATTTAGTATAGAATTTGAGAAGATTCTAACTGAACTACATACTAACTCTATTAATGGTAAAAGATTTACACCACCACTAAAAGATGTATTTAGAGCATTTGAAGAATGTCCATATAATGAACTTAAAGTAGTTATAGTAGGACAAGATCCGTATCCAACACTTGGTGTAGCAGATGGGATTGCATTTAGTTGTAGTAATTCTGATAAAGAACAACCTTCTCTGAGGTTCATTCATGATGAGATTGAGAAATTATACCCGGAAGGGTACGAAAGACCCTTAGATTTAGCAAAATGGTCCCGATCGGGTATACTTTTGATGAATACAGCCTTTACAACTGAGGTTGGTAAGATTGGTCAGCATTATGATATATGGTCTCCTATGGTAGCTTACATATTTGATTATCTTAAAAACTTCAACAACGGCTTAGTGTATGTCTTCATGGGTAAAAAATCTCAGGAATGGGCAGATATGTGTGGAGAAAATTGTACTAAATTTATGGTCTCCCATCCAGCAAGTGCTGCTTACAACGGCAGTAAATGGGATTCTAAAAATGTATTTGGAGAAGTAAGAACAACAGTTCAACTATTGTATGACTATAAAATTATCTGGTAATGAAAGAAATATTTGATAGATTAATTACAGAAGGTTTAAGTCCTAATTCTTTTTATATTCTATATTGTATACACAATAAGGTTACTCCCAATAAGTTAGTAAGTTCTTCATTGGAAATTACTAAATTAAAAGCAGGTGGTTACCTTAATGAAAATTTGGAATTAACTAATAATAGTCTTAACTTTATACAAGAAATTGAATCTTACTTTAAAAAAAGTAAAAAGAAAACTTCATCAATTCTTATGGGTGATGAGTTTTTATCTAAGATTGCAGTCTACAATGAAATCTTTCCAAACAGAAAATTATCTAGTGGTAAGTATGCAAGAGTAAACATAAAGACTCTGGAAAATTCTTTCAGATGGTTCTTTGAAAATTATTCATATAGTTGGGATGTTATACTTAAAGCTACTGAAAAGTATGTAGATGAGTATTCTATCCGTAGATATGAATATATGAGAACCTCTCAATACTTTGTTAGAAAACAAAATACTGATAAAACCTGGGACTCCGAACTTGCAACTTATTGTGATTTAGTAGAGAATGGATATGATGAAGAGACAAATTACTTTAAAGAAACAGTAGTATAATGGGTAAACTATTTATTGTTGCTGTAATAGGTACTATACTAGGTTATTTTATAGTTAATACATTTCTTATTGAAATGAGTTTTATAAAATACTTTGGGATTGAACTTATTATAACCTTTATGCATGAGTTATACAACTATGCAAAAAGAGCAGAATTATTAAACCGTATTAAATCCGAGTAGATGTCAGAGTTATTCAATGGTGCCAGGCCTCTATTGCCTGTGAGTGAAAGAGATGCTTTAAGAAAAGCTATCATAAAAATTAAAGCAAGAAGACAAGGTGACCTAAAATCACTTATTAGTGCTTGGCCCAAGTTTAATGATGCTTTTTGTGATGGATTAGAATGGAGAACTATTACCATAGTAGGTGCTAGACCCGGTACAGGTAAGACTTTATTCATGGAACAGTTGATTAGTGATATTATAGAGCACAATCCTGACCAAGAATTTAGAATCCTTAAGTTCCAGATGGAAATGGTTGATGAAACCAACGGGGTAAGAAAATTAAGTCTGAATACAGGTGCTGATTACAACACGCTAATGAGTAAGGGTGGTAAACCCGTAGATAAAAGTATCTTCTATAAATGTGTAGACTACTATGAGAAATCTGTTGAGAGAGACTTTATTAATGTAGTATATGATGCATGTACTGTTGATGAGATGTGTGCTACTATCCATTATGAGATGGAGAAACACAAGAAAGAAGACGGTACATTTACTAATATGCTAGTTACTATAGATCACTCAGCATTATTTAGAGTAGGCAAAGGACAGAAAGACAAATTTGAGATGTTAAATGCTTTAGGTGAGGCTCTCACCATGATGAAGAAAAGATATCCAGTTGCTTTTGTTGTCCTTAGTCAGCTTAATAGAAATATTGATAATCCTGATAGATCAAGAGATGGAGAATATGGTAATTATATTCTTGACTCTGATATCTATGGTTCAGATGCTCTATTACAGCATGCAGATGTTGTTATGGGTATTAACAAACCATCTATTAGAAAGATAAGACAGTATGGACCAGAGAGATATATAATCAATGACGAGGATCTCTTGGTATTTCACTTTTTGAAATCTAGAAATGGTACAACCAGGATGAGCTTCTTTAAACTAGATAGATATACTATGCGGATTATAGAGGTTGACACACCTGCTCAAGCAACAAAGAAAATCACAATTTAAAAACAAAGTATGAGTACAAGAAAAGAAAGAGAAAAAGAATTTTTTGTCCAGCACATGGGCACATTCAAAGCTCTCAAACTAAATGATCCATTCTTTATTATCAAAACTGCCTTCTTTCAGAAAGGTAAGTATGGTAGACAAGTTCAGTTCTTTGAATCTGAAATTGGTAAAGGAGAAGATATTTATGTTGAGTTCTATGACAATGTTACTGATGATAAAGGTACAGTTACTGATGTAACTCCTTTTACAAGTGACAGACAATTGTTTAAGTACAAGTATAATCCTTTCTATATGGAAGAATATGAAACTAAAGACGGTACAAACTTTAAGGGTGAACCTTATATGTTATATACAGTCCCTGTTTCTGAAATGATTGCTGTTCTTAAAGATGGTACTGAGATTACTTATGCCCTCTATGAGAAAAGAAAAGCTGAAGCTGATGCAAAAGCTAAAGAAGAAGAACTAGAACTTCCAAGATTACAGAAAACTTTGTTTCCTGACTTTGAAGTAGAGTTCCCTCCTAAAGAAACAGAAGATGTATTTCATTCTGATGATGAAACAGCTACTGATATCTTATTGAGAATTGCAACAGAATTTCAAAAACTAGCACAAAAACTAAAGTAAGATGAGTATAGTACTTCCAACTAAAAAAGTAGGGCCACAAAGAGTTAATCCTAAGAGATTAATTATCTATTCAAAACCAAAGACTGGTAAGACAAGCGCATTTGCAGGTCTTGAAGACAATCTGATCATAGATTTAGAGAATGGTGCTGATTATGTAGAGGCTCTAAAAATACAAGTAAATTCTTTACAGGAGTTACTTGATGCAGGTAAAGCAATCAAAGCTGCAGGTAATCCATATAAGTATGTTACAATAGATACTGTGACTGCATTAGAAGATATGGTAGGTCCTTTAGCTATCAAGCTTTACCGTCAAACTAGCATGGGTAAGAACTATGACGGTGATAATGTATTGTCCTTACCAAATGGTGCAGGATATTTATATTTGAGACAAGCTTTCTTTCAAGTTTTAGATTTTATTGATACTTTAGCTCCCCATATTATTTTAGCAGGTCACATTAAAGACAAGCAAGTAGATGATAAGGGTGAGATGGTATTAGCTGCAAACATTGATTTGACAGGTAAAATCAAATCTTTAATCTGTGCAAATGCAGATGCAATTGGTTATATGTTTAGAAAAGGTAATAAAACCATTCTATCATTTAAGACTAGTGAAGAAGTGACTTGTGGTGCAAGACCAGAGCACTTAAGAAATGAAGAAATTGTAGTTTCTGAAATGAATGACAAAGGTGAACTTGAGTTTCACTGGGACAAAATTTATGTATAATAACAAATAAAAAATAGAAAAAATGGCATTAAGCACAACAGACTTAGGAACAGGTGGTTCAGGAATGGCAAAAACAATTGCACCAGGAAATCATACATTGAAAATTAACAGCATTGAACTAGAAGATTTTAGATTCATCCCAGGTGCAATGCATCTTATTCTACATGTAGAAACAGAACCTATTGAAGATTTTGAAGGTTTCTTTATTGACAAAGATAATGAGAGCTTGGGTAGATATGATGGTCAGATTGGTAGAATTAAAGCTAGCCAATATGCATTTGCAGATGGAGAGACTAAATCTGGTATTAAAATCCAAAGAGATAGATCTGTTATGATTTTCTTACAAAACTTATGTAATACTCTAGGTATTAATGAGTGGTTCCGTAATCAAGATGGTAAACATGAGACTATTGAAGACTTTGTAAATGCATTTAGTAAAACTGCTGATTATAAAGGTAAATTCTTAGAATTCTGTGTTGCAGGTAAAGAATATGAAAGCAAATCAGGTTATACTAACTATGACATGTGGTTGCCAAAAGCAGAGAACAAGAAATATGCTATGGCAGAAGTAGAAGCAGGTAAAGTTATGACTTATGATGAGGCAAAACACCTTAAAAAGATAGAAGTTAAAGATGTTAAATCATTTGGTGATGATGATTCATTATTTAATCCAAATAAAACTTCTTCAGATTTTAGCTTAGACTAAACAATCCTTATTAACAAGGGGGGTTCAGTCATGGGCTCCCCTTTTTTATTGTAAATTATGATTTCAACTAAAAATCTAGTATCTGATTTACGGGATGTCCCAAGAGAATGGGTATTTGAGTATTATTTGAACTTAAAGGAAAGACTAGTAGGTCAGGATATAAAGATGCTTTCTGCATTTAATGCTAAGGATAAAGTTCCTTCCATGTTTATATATACTGATAGTTCAAATTTCTATAAGTTCAAAGATTTTTCTTCTGGCAACCAAGGTGATAGCATAGAGTTAGTAAAAGCTTTATTTAATCTAGAATCTAGAGGTCATGCTGCTAATAAGATTATCAATGATTACCAAGATTTTCTTACACATAATGATGCTCCAGTGGTACTTGAATTCAAATTCCATGATAAATTTAAGGTTGTGGACTATGAAATGAGACACTGGAATTCCCAAGATTCTAAGTTTTGGACAAGTTTTAGTATTGGTTCTACACTTTTGGCCAAGTATAGCGTAATGCCCCTGGCATACTTTACAATGGAAAAGAAAGAAGAAGATGGTTCTATAACTTCATTTAAGTTTAACAAGCCTTACCTCTATGGTTATTTTAGAGAAGATGGTGAATTGTACAAGATCTATATGCCTAAGAACTTAGATAAAAAGTTTATCAAGGTTCAGAACTATGTTCAAGGTATAGATCAATTGACTTATGAAGCCAAGTATTTGGTCATTACATCCTCTCTAAAGGACTTAATGTGTTTTAATAAGCTTGGTATAGGTAATGTTGAATGTATTGCACCAGATAGCGAGAATACTATGATTGGTGAGTCTGTAATGGGGAAACTTAGTAGACACTATTTTAAAGTAATTGTACTATTTGATAATGATGAGCCCGGTATAAAAGCTGCTCAGAGATATCAAGATAAGTATGGTTTTAGCTATGTAGTGCTTGAAATGTCCAAAGACTTATCTGACTCAGTTAAAGACCATGGTATTGAAGCTGTTAGAGATAAATTATTACCACTATTAAAACAAGCACTATGAGTTTAGATAAACAAATGGATGAACTTGAAAGACATCTTGACTATGCAAAAAGTTATTTTGATGATGTTAGAAGTGAATTTGAAAGTACAGAAGGAGAGTATCTCAATATCATTGCTACATTAAATGATGAAACTGATACACTTAGAGAGGTAAATGATGATCTTGCAGAACAGGTAGCTGAGTTAAATAGAAAGCTTGCTATATTTGAACTAGAGAATATGGAGTTAAGACTAAGAATAGAAGTATATGACTTGGAAGTATAAAGGTAAAGAGTTTGATGAATCATGTATCCCAGAAAACGGTATTGGGTTTATCTACAGCATGACTGCTATCATAAATGGTAAGTCTGTTGCATATATTGGTAAGAAGAACTTCTTTGCTAATATAAAGAGACCACTTGGTAAAAAAGCTTTGGCTATGTCTACAGATAAGAGACTAAAGAAATATACCCGGGAGCTCAAACCTGACTTCATGAACTACTATAGTAGTAACAAGACTCTTAAAGAAGCTCACAAAGCAGGAGTTGTTATCAAAAGAGAGATCTTGATGATATGTTACTCAGCTATGGAATTAACTTATCAAGAAGTAAAGTACCAGTTTAAATATGAGGTGCTTGAGAAAGAAGAATATCTAAATGCCAATATCCTTGGCAGATTTTACAAAACAAAATAGTTATGACAGAAATTGAATTAACAGGCCTTCTATTACAGTTGGCTGACCGTGGTGTGACCGGAATTAAGATTTATTATGCAGGTGGAGGAGACTCCGGAGCAATTGA